CACGGGCCCCTCTTTTGGGGTACTACCCCACTATGCAGTTGGTTGGCTGCATAGGCCTCTGCAGATGCTCCCTGGTAGCGTAAGCTACGAAAGCGCTGTATGCTAGAGGATCTTGTAAATCTTCTTCCATCATCGGCCAACAGGCCTAAACTTCAAAGGTAAACTTATGAAAGATGTTTTTACGAAGGCAATGTCCGCGAGTGTCGGCGTTGCTGTTGTCTACGCCGCTCTCCAGGTCGTTTCCTTCGCCATCGATCAAAAGTCGACTGAGAAGATTAGGGCAGTGATTGCTGCTACTGCACCTGTTGTGGAATCTGCTCCTTCGAATTAGATGGGAACCGTTGATCGAACCCACAAGTTCAATGCTACCTCAACAGGTAAGCAGACCTGCCCACCCGGGTTCGGGCACAATGGTTCAGGAAGTTATACTCTCCTGAAAACATGTACTCGAACTCGGACTGGATCGGCTCTGCCAAACTGGCGAAAGATCATTGATTCTGGTGGGAATGCCACAACCAGCATGACTGCTGTTTGGGACACTATCGAGTCAACCCCAGCTAAGGCCTTTACCTCGTTTAGTAATATCTTCGGGCAAGGGCCGTTTACTACGACAGCTACCGTTGATCTCCTAGCTGATCAGGATATCAACAGGCTGCCGAAGAATCCTACGATGAGCACTTCCTTCGCCGATAACAAGGCGCGTGCGAAGTTTTACAAACGACTCCACGCTTTGTCAGTCCAGTTTTCTGGAATGACATTTCTTGGAGAAGTGCGTGAGACTTTGCACATGATACGCAGACCTGCTAGTGCGCTCTATTCTCGTAATTTCGGATATCTGGATGCGTTAAGTAAAAGGAAACGCGCCAGTCCGAAACACTGGACTAAAGCTATTAGCGGCCTGTGGCTCGAGAATGCCTTTGGATGGGCTCCTCTGATGCATGATATTGAGGATTCCGTCATAGCATACCGTCGGCTTACCTCCGATATCCGGCATAGAGTAATCTCTGCTGGATTCGAAGACTATGCCGACCTAAGCAGTACCCTTACCGGACTTGATAACACTGATGCGAGAG